GTCATTACTTCTAGCCTCGTTACCATCTACTTGATATGGAATCTTTGTATAACGGCCACTTTTTTCTTCCTTACGCCAAAGTATCCATTGAGGTAATAGTCGTAATTCTGATGGTATTTCATTAAAATTTATTGGCGTTTTCATTTCATCACCTTGTATTCATCAACCGATTCAGGAAAATTTAAAATAGCTTTATCACCACGTAACTCGTAAGATTTTTGATCATACGCTTTAGCAGCTTCAACTTCATCATAAAATAATCCCATCGAAAAATTTTCACCTTTAAATTTAGTTTGAGCGATATACATATTCGAAGCTTTGTTGAATGAAACTCCTCTGAATATAGATGTCGGATTAAGTGTTGTTCTAGGCTTCTTTGCCACTTGTAATTCGTAGTCTGCCGATGCATTGATTTCACCTATTTCATTTTGGAACGCATCCTCTCCGAAGTGGAATCTAGACCCTTCGTTATATGCAAGCGCTGCTTTTTCTTCGTTCGTATAATAACCTAAGTGATAACTTTTTCCGTTTACTTGAATTTGAGCTAACCATTTAGAACTCCTTTGACACCAACTCACACCTTTGTATATCGAACTGCTATTTTTGTTACCTTTTTTTCTAACCGACATACCTTTCGCACTAGCAATAAGTAAATTTTCTTTCCTGAAATCTAAATCATCTTTATTCACAAAAATAATCGTGTGCGAGAGAGGGATTTCTTCGCCTAAAATAAATCTTTGTAAAGTTATATTGAGTGTGCGGTTACGCACAACTCTGTTAGTTTTCCTATTACTTAAATTGACACTCCAAACATATTGATTTACACGATCAAAATCTTCATCATCCACAAGAGCAATCATGCTATTTTGCAATGGTATTTCTTTAACCATTTTCCCACCTCTTTCCACTGTTTTTAGGTATAAAAATAGAGAAGTCCGCTTAAAACAGACCTCTCTATTAAGTTTTATTTAGAATGGAAGATCATCTTCATTAATTTCAATAGTTTTATTGTTATTAGCAAAAGGATCTTCATTTTTTGATACTTTTGAAGAAGCTACAAATGAAACGCGTGGATATTTACGTTCCTTATCGTTTTTGTCTTCCACATGCTTGATGTACACTAATACGTTTTTACCAATGATATTTTTTACTACCTCATCTAATTCGAGGCTTTGCTTACCACTATAACCACATGCCACTAAGAAAGAGTTTCTTTTCTTTTCTGTACTTTCAGCGTATTCAGGTTTATCGCTACTTAAATAAAGCGTGTTATACAGAACTTTTGCCCCTTGATGTTTTTGGTCAACATCGGAACGAATTTCTACATCAAATCCAATTGAATATTGACCTTGCCATTCTTTAGCCTCCGCATTGATAATAGCAGCTTCGTATTTCCCTTCTGCTACTAATTGAAATTCACCAGTTGAAACATTCTCTTCATCAAAATTAATTTTGAAACCCATAATTATTTTTCCTCCTTATTGTCTACAGAAGGCTTGCTTCCGATATTTAATAATTCATTTTGTAAACAACCGTTTCGATCATCCAAGTGATTCTTTGCATACATACTTTGATTGCCCTCTAATATAAAACCTCGTGTACCATCTGCTTTTTTCACTAAACGTGCAACCATATGTTCAATGCCCATAATATGATTTACAATTTTATCTCTAATATCAGGTATGAATTGGTTGTACTTAGTACCGCCCTCTTCAATAATTTCACGCGTTGTTTCCCATGATGTGAAAATGATATTGGCATCTAAACTGTTGAAGGTTTCTACAAGCTTTAATAAATGGTTATCCAGTAATGCATAATCCTTTAACTCTGGCATACCACTTTTTGTTTTTTCTCCTTTTTGTAGCAGCCATAACTTTTGATAGTGCGTTAGGTTATCGATAAAAATATTGTCATACTTATTGATGTTGGCTTTTGCGATTGCATAAAACTTAAGAATACTTTCATGAGGGTTTTCTCCATCGATTTTCGCCACATCAACGTTTTCATAACCGGATAAAACTTGGCTCGTACCATCAATATCAAGTACCAGTGTTTTGCCTGGTAATAATCCAGCTACTGTGGTTTTGCCATCACCTTGTTTTGAATACATGATGATGTGAGCTTTTTTGCTTTTTGTGATTTGAGCTCCATTTGTTAATTCCAATTCTTCCACACTCCTTTACTATTAAAATGGCACTTTCTCATCAGAGACTTCTTCTTTTGCCTCTACATCTGCGAATGGATCTTCGAATTCTGGCAATTCTTCTTCAGGATCCACTTCATCAATTGTTAATTGACCATCTGGCGAATCATCATCTGGCTTACCTTCCATGACCTCTTTTGGGGTGCCGTATTGGTACGTTAAGTCAACAAGGAAATACTGTCCGTACTTGTTGTACTTCTCGCTGATTTTATTCATAATAAGTGCTTCATTTTCTTTAGCAGCAATTACAATTTCCTCTGCCTCTTCGCGTGTATCAGCATAGTGTTGTTCTTTTTGATTGAGTAATTTTTTCAAGTGTTTTTCCTCCTAGTCTTTTAATAAAATTGTTCCTATTTCATAACTGTCTGGCACCACTACCCAATCTCGTTCAAATGTTTCTCCATCATTTGAGATAGTGTAGGAGTCGCCATCTTCATCATCAATTTGCCAACCATTAGTGCAATACTTTGGGTATGGATAATCAGCGTTTGAACGTTTAGCATGACGCGCTGTTGCTTCAATGACTTTGCCGTAATGAAAACCGCCATATCTTTTACTAACATACATAACCTTTAAGGTTGTTGGGCCAGCTACTCCACTTCTAATTTTGTCTAATACTTTTTTTAACTCCTTGTCATTCTCTAAACGAGGATCAATTGTGATTTTAGGCATTGGTAATCCTCCTATCGAATACTTAAAGATTGATTTTCTACAAGTTGAGCACCTTCGATTTGCTCACCTGCTTTTAGTGCTTTAGCTAATTCTGAACGGCTGATAGTACGTTCCACCTTCACATATTGTTGTGGAAGGCTATCAATATTTGAAACTTCAACCTTAGACGATTTACGCCAACTAAATGTAAATTTCTCTGTTTTCACTTTGTCTTGGCCACTGTTTTGAAGTGTTTCAGCAATTGCTTGTTTCATTCGAACGACTCCATTTTCCATGATCTTTCTACGTTCAGCTAATCGCTTTTCCTCAGATTTGATGCCTTCCACATCTGACTCAATGTTTTTGATAACCATTGCATAAGCTTCAAGCTTTTCTTCCACAGCATCGGTAATAGAATCTAATGTATCTTCTAAACCTTCTTGTCCATCCTCAATCATTTGTTGAAGTTGGGCATAGGCATTGTTTAATTGATAAAGACTAGCCATTGTTAGTCTTCCTGTGTTAGAATGTCCTTGTCATATAAGTTTTTACGCTCGCTTTCGACTGCCATCGATTGCGAGTTTTTTTGTGCCTCAATTTGGGCATTCTGTGCATCCTCGATGTCTTGCCAGTAATCTGATTCACGGTCGTATACATCAGCGTGTGTGTGGCCTATACGCATGGAACCACCTACTTTAACTCAATCTCTGTAACAAGCTTTTTAGCTTCATCTAGACTTAGAACCAATTTGCCACCTAGTAGAACAAGATTGTCATCTGATACTTCACCAGTAACTGCGCATGCCATATTTGGCTTGTACTTCTTTAAAATTACCTTGTCACCATCAATAAAGATTTCTACTGGATCTTGATTATCAATCCCTAAAGTTCGTCTTAACTCTTTTGGAATAACCACACGTCCTAACTCATCAATTTTTCTAACCATACCTGTTGATTTCATTGAAATTCCTCCTTAATTTGAAATTGGTTTAAATAGATGTGGAACTATATAAGGTTCTTTGTTGTCACCACTATCTTGAACTAACATGGACATGTCTTTAAGTCTGTGATGCTTTGGCAACTCATGAAACAATGCCTCATAACCGTTTAATTCTTCTGAGATTTCAACCGTTTCTTCTGTGTACCATTTGCCACTTGGTTTAAAATAACTAACTTTTACAGTTTTCAAATTGCTATACCTCCCTTCAATCTTGTGCAGCACGTTTTAGCGCCAGTGTCTTTAGCAAAGATGTGTATAAGGCATCTTCCAATGGTTGTCCTTCGACTTTATTAATGCCAAACTTCTGTAACTGTTCAATGACTGCTTTGCGTTTCAATTGCTTCATCATCGGCATTTATTAAACACCCCTCTTGAAATGCTTTTACTTCTTCAATAGTGTCGATGATGCCGAATACCCTTTGCTCCATAAGTTGGTATTCTCTTTGTTTGCTCGATAGATGATTGTCAAATGGTAGTACTGGAGAGCTTTTCATTGCATCTTGAGCAAAGTCCCTCAAGCGTTCCCCTTCAGCTTTTTGCATTTCCTCTAATTGCTCAATAAGGTTGGTCCGTTCCTCCACAATCCTTGCTTCAAGCTCTGGATATTCCAATAACTCACTCAAGTTATCAACAGCGACATGAGGACGTGTGTCATATTGACTTTGAACCTTCTCGACAAAAAGTGATTCACGGCCATTTTCATCCATTGCATAAACTGTGGAAGGCTCTCCAGTTGTTCGGTAATGTATTGCTAATACTGACAATTTTGTACCTTTTACATTTAATACTGCTTTCATTTTCATTCCTCCTTATATTTCCTTTCTGTTAAACTATTGGTAGAAAGGTAGGTGATATATTTGCTAACTTATAAAGCCTGGTTACTAAAATTCATTGATGTTGATTTACCTATTGGCGATATAGCGAAAGATGTTGCTCTTGATAAAGATTTTCCAAACACGAAAGACTACGATAGTATTTATGATTATTTAACTACGGCTGGTTCAGCAGATAGTTTTATGAGAGTTTTTGAATACTCATATAAGATGTATTTCGAAAGTACTCAAAAGTAACATTAATATTCCTGGTACTTCTTGCGACCAGTAACAACATTCGCAATACCATCCCGGTATGGTACATTTCTTTCCTTTAATCTTTGAGATGCTTCGTTCACGACTGCCTGCATAAGTTCTGAACGTCGTATCTCTCCTAATTCACAATCACCTACGCCATTCGTTACTGTATATTCAACTGCTTGTTCAAATGCTTGTTTTAAATTTGCGAATACAACTTGACCATCCACAATCTTCACTCTCCATTCATAGTTTGATAGATTTACTTCTGACGTGCTGCTTTATTAATCGCATTGCTGATTAAAGCTAATCGTTGCTCAACCGGTAATGCCAACCACTCGGCTACTTTGATTTTCATTTGTTTCACCTACTTTCTTTTTACATCTTGTAACCCATCGACCTTTTTCATTTTTGTAATGAATGAACTCATATTGGCTAGCAGTTTTGTTAACTCTTTCTCTGTCAACATCCAAGGACCATGTCGGCTCAAGTAATTCAGACAAGCCGACAGGTGTAGGAATTCTTTCTCCGCCAATTTCCAAATATGGAATGACTATTTTCAACATATTTATCACTCCAATCTAAAAAAATAGTAACTTATCAACAATACCGTTAAACGGTACTAGGGATTAAAAAAAAATCTTCATCATTAAAATCCCCGTCATCAACTTGTGGAAGTCTAATTAAATCTTCAGGAACTCTGTATAATTTTGATGCTTTTTTCAAAACATGACCAGGTATAGCTGTAATACCACGTTCATAGTTACTAAGTGTTTTAGCAGTAATACCAAGCTTCTTTGCTGCAACTTCTTGTTTTAACTCTGCGTTAACACGAGCTGCTTCTAATGAAATCTGAATCATTTTGTCACCTCCTGTCATTTCGCTTGATTCCAATATAATACCGTTAAACAGTATTGTCAATTGCAAATATAAAAAAAAGTACTTTTTATAGGTATTTTTCTATTTACTTAACTACCGATTTTCGGTAGAATATATTTAACGGAGGAGATAAAACATGGTAAAAGATGATTTACTCGATATGAAAAAGACCCTAGTTAATAATTTACAATATTTTTTAAAGAGAAAAGGTATAAACCAAACTGATATGGCTAGAGACTTGAATTTTCCTGAGACTACAGTTTCTAATTGGATGAAAGCTGAAACATATCCTCGTCCTGATAAAATTCAATTAATGGCAGATTATTTTGGAATAAAAAGATCTGATTTAACAGAAAAGCGTGCAACTAATATCATTCCTTACAGTTCCCAATTTATTAAAGTACCTGTACTTGGAGAAATTGCATGTGGAGAACCTATTTTAGCTGAACAAAATATTGAAGATTATGTTTATGAACCAATTGATTCGTTACCAGCTGGAGAAATTTTCGCTTTAAAAGCAAAAGGTGACTCAATGGAACCTACAATCCCAAATGGAGCTTTGGTGCTAATTAGAGAACAAGGTGAAGTTGAGAATGGAGAAATTGCAGCTGTATTAGTAAATGGAGATACTGAAGCAACTCTTAAACGTGTTAAAAAACAGGGAGATACAATATTGTTAATGCCAGACAATCCAAAACATGAGCCATACATAGTTAATAAAAATAACCCGGCACGTATTATTGGAAAGGCATTTAGTTTTAAGGTTTCACTTTAATTTTTTATAAATAGACATAAGAGTGGCTTACTTGCTACTCTTTTTTAAATATAAAAATGAGGGAGAATTTATGGAAAAGAAAAAAAGGGTCGCATTATACAGTAGATATAGTACTCACACACAAGATGGGAATTACAGTATTGAAATTCAATTAGAAAGAATGGAGGCTATGTGTAAATCGAAAGGATGGGAAGTCACTGAATATTTTAGTGATGCAGCATATAGTGGAGCTAATATGGATAGACCTGAACTACAAAACTTATTATCACGATTAAGTGAATTTGATGTGGTAATGGTTTACCGATTAGACAGACTTTCAAGATCACAAAGAGATACAATGACATTAATTCAAGACCACTTTTTATTGAATGATGTAGCCTTTGTAAGTGTTTCAGAAACATTAGATACAACAACGGCTTTTGGAATGGCTATGATAGGAATATTGGCTGTTTTTGCAGAACTCGAACGTGCTACTATTACAGAACGTATGCAGAGTGGTATAAAAAAACGTATTGAAGCAGGATATCGTTTAGTTAGTGGTAATCACATGCCCACTGGTTATAAGAAGGGTAGTGATGGAAATGGAAATAACGTACTTGTTATAGATGAAATCCAAGCTGAAAAGGTACGTAGAATTTTTGATTTGTATGAGCAATATCATTCTATCACAAAAATTCAGCATGCTTTAAAAGAAGAAGGTTATTCTGGAAGACGGTTTACAACAATTCGTCAAATTCTAAGTAATCGTTTATACCTTGGAGAAGTTAAATATAGAGATGAATACTTTGAAGGAATACATGATTCAATAATTTCAAGTGAACAATTTGATAGAGTACAAGCCTTACTAGCACGTCACCCTAAGGGCGCTAATGCTGGGAAAGCTAAAGAGAGTTTGTTTAGCGGCTTCGTCTATTGCGGATGTTGTGGTGAAAATTTTAAAACTTATAGTTATAGAGTGGAAAATAAAAAAAAGGGTAATTATTATGTTCGCTCGTATTTATGTAGAGCAAGACGTTACCCTAGCGAGTATGAACAAAAGTGTATGAATCAAATAGTCAAAAACGATACATTAGAAGATCTTTTCTTAAAGAATTTAGATATTTTAATTGAAAATCGGCAAACTAAAACAGTTAGTAGTAAAAGAAAAACTAATTATGAATTAGCACTAAAAAAAATTGACGAGAAAATCGTGCGCCTGCTCGATCTGTATGAAGATGGAGAAATAGATAAGGAAACCCTAAATACACGGCTTGAGAAGCGTAAGAAAGAAAAAGAGGATATAATACTTAAAAAAACTTCTGAAGCCCAAAATGAAGCGATTAACATTGAAATAAAAGACGTTAAAAAATACCTCACTAAATTTGAAGCAATGGACTTTATTGAAAAGAGGGCTTTAGTTGAAAAAGTATTAGACCGAATTGTGATAGAACCTAATGATATAATTTTTGAATGGATTATTTAACATTTTAATTCCGTCTTCATTTCATGCTACTCAAATGACGCGTTATGAAGACTGAGTTATACAAGACCACCCAAAAGAATAAGGTGGTCTTTTTCTTCTATTAAATAGCCTCGCCGATTTGTTTTAAAATTTGCAGAAATAGTGGGCTAAGGTTTATCAATACATAGCCCAACCCAGCATTCATAATCATTGACCACGCTTTTTCAGAATTACCAAGCATGAAGAAGAAACATGCACCAACCATAATCACTGATGCAATTGGAAAACTAATGGCTACTAATATTTGAACAACAGGATCTAAAGCAGTTGCTAATATTTCTAGTGACTTATCAGCAATGATTCCAGTATGTTGAGGGATTGTATTAACAGGGATTGTGGATAATGTGGATGGTATTTGTGCAGTGACTGGTTCTATTGCTTGTTGTACTGGCGCACTTACAGGTATGGCTGTGGAGGAATAAGTGTTATTTAATTTGTTGAACATGAATAATCCTGTACCAACAGCTGTTAATGTAGGAACTGATGCAGCCAGTGCTACATGCCTTAATGTTGCATACTTTTCATCACCTTCGAAACGATCACTATAATCTGTATATTCATTTGCAGGTACTACCTCGGTTCTAAAACGTCTTTTAAACATCTATATTCCTCCTCTTATTTCATTGATTGTATACACCTTGAACTTTAGCCCTTCACAGGATGCTTCTAGCTGTTGCCTTCGCAATTCTGTTGTCGTTAGCCATACAAGTGTTGGGTAATAGCCCATCTGTTTTACCAGGCTATCCATAAGCAATTTATAGCACTTAATCTTCTCGCGATTTTCCTTCATCGTTTGAATATTATCAACCTCTAAAAAATGTTGAAATCCATTTCGTGAGAACATGCTATCCACAACGATACTAGTAGTGGTATCCGATATTTTGACTTCATTCTTCCAGTCGTGCGGACACTTATAAAATAGCCAGAATTCGTTTCGCATGATTGTATGTTGAACATGAGCGTTTTTCCTGCGAATCTTGTCACAGTCAACATACAGTCGCCCTAAATTGTTAAGGTAATAAATCGTTTCGTAACTATTCCGAACGGATGATAGATAGCAGGATAAATTGTGGAGGACCCTATTTGTATTTCGCTTTTTGCCTAAATTGAAAAACCGGCTAAGTTGATCACGCGTCATAAAATCAAACTTCTTCAAAAGTAACAGTATCTGTTCGTCTCGGTTGGATAGTTGTTTCTTCAACGCGCTCCCCTTTCGCAACAATATGAGGTTGGATAGTATCGTGGATAATTTGTGGTGTGATTAATGGTGTTTGAAGTATTTCTCTTTTATCAGCCGTTTGGTAAATTGCGCGGCCTTTGACCATTGGTAATGCCTCTGCTCCCTCTGCATCCAGTACAACACGTGAAGCAACAGCCGACTGCACTCTGAAGCACAGTTTTGCATCAGCATTTTGTTTAACCTGTCTAGGGATGACGTCAGTTGTTGGATATTGAGTGGCCACAACCAGTCTAAAACCTAAGCCGGCACCTAACCTTGCAATTTGGCTCATAATCGTCTGGCATTCTAGTTTTAAACGTTTCTCTTCTTTCGTCACTGCTTCTGCTGCATTCAATTCGCCTACCTCGTCAATGACTACAAAGTAACGTTCCTTTATGCCTGCCTCTTGCACGTTTTTCTTTCCTCTTCGCTTTAATTCACGTTGTATATCACGCATTTGGTCATATACCATCTGTAAAGTGTGGAGGGCCTCATACGGCTCATAAGCAATGGAAATCGTTTGTTTAATATTTTCATAGTCGCATAGTTCCACTCCACCTTTTAAATCAATTAGATAAAGGTTTGTGTGCTCTGGTTCACACTGCACCAGACTGCAAATAGTAGAATTGATGAAGTTGCTTTTGCCGTATCGTGTGGCACCGCCTAACACTACATGTGGCACCATTTCAAAGTCATGATACTTAAACTCATTCAAAGCCCTAGTAACGCCTACAGGCACACGCCATCCTTTTCCTGATATGAATGGCACTTCTTTAGCTAATGGTTTATCGTACACTCGCACGATTAATAAGCCATCATAAGACAATTCAATTTCCTTTTGCTCCGTCAGCTTTGCCTTCCACAATTGTTGAAATTGCAGAAGAAGGTCTCTGTTTAAATCCAGTTGTCGTAAATCATTAAAGGTAATATTCTTTCTACGATTATTCAGCCCATCCTCAAAGACATGTTGCTTGGCTTCATAATCAGTGAATGAACGTCCAAGGGGGATCCTAAATTTGTATTCCCATCCCCATTCAAACTGTTTCTTCTTTACAAGCTGTGTAGTTAATGTATCCTTGCCATCACGAACGTTTAATCCAGCGAGTGACATTATCCTCTGGATTTTCCCACTATCATTAGAGGACATTCCCCTACTCTTTGAGAAAGCTTTTAATGCAATTCCACCCATCAATCCAGTTGTTAATATTTCAAACAGCACACTTTCATCCTTTCTTCAATTTTATCAGCGTCACGGTTCTCTTACGTAGTAAGAATCGCATGTAATGAGCAGTCTAAAATAAAGTGCAAACCATTGATACAAAAGCATTTCATATATACCCACTTCAATACCTGGGTGGCATTAAATCAGGCACAGTATCGGGTATAAGAATGGGTATAAAAATCACCATTCCAACCAGTTATCCAATGAGGCAGTACTTATTGATTGTGGACGGCTATCACGCTCATTCAGCCAGTTATAGAATGGCACTGGACGTTCTTTAGCAGGAGTTTCTTCTATAGATGAAAATTTGTCAGGCTTCACTTTCGAACGTCCTACAGCCTTGTTATAAGCACCTAAGAACACTGCTCTTAATGTACTTGCTACAGTTAAAGTACCTTCTTTAATGTCCATAGTAATTTTAAATAGCACGTTCTTAGCTTTTATAAAGTCAGGTGCATTTTGAACCTGTGCAGCTAATACAACTTTGTGTAACTCATCTTTCAAGTTGTCAGCTAGTGGCAAGCTATTCATGAAGTCGAATAGCATCACCTGATATTCGTTCATATATTCCTTACGAGCTTCTTTTTCAGCACGTGCTGATTCATATACATCTTGTAAATTGCTTGTTTTAAAAGAAGAAAGATAAAAAGAACTAGATGGTTGGTTTTCAGATTGTGGACGGCAAACCGTGTCAGTACAAGCTTCATCGACTGTCTCTCGTTGGGACACGCTCGATGGGACATAAGGTAAAATGCGATAAATGCTAGCCCCTTTAATCCCGTTTAATTTAGTACTTGGTACTTTTTCAATGATGCCTAACTCTGCTAATTTCTTCATTGATCGATAAACTGTCTTTGTACTGATTTCCAATGATGAAGCAATAGTACTTGCTTTTAAGTGGCATACACCTGTATGTTCTAAGCTGTGTGATGCAAGTTTGAAAACGATGGCACGTTCTGATTCCGTTAAGTCGTAATAGTGAACCGCTATATGGTCCTCCACACTCTTATCCATATCTGCTACTGAATCGAATGTTATGTATTGTGCTAGGTATTCGAATGCCATTTGTATTTCACCTCTTCTCTACGAATCAATAAATTATCAAATTTCATTATTTATTGATTTGAGTATAAATTATTAAATTTATTAATTCAAGTATTTATTAAAAATTATTTATTAAATTTATGGATTTGTGTATAATGAGATTTAAGGAGAATATAATTAAAGAGGTGAAATCATGGAATTGAAAGTCAAATTAAAAGAAGTGTTAAATGAACGAGGAATGTCACAAGTGGAATTAGCAGAAAAGACAGGATTAACACGTACAGTAATCAGCGAACTTGCAACTAATAGAAGAACTTCAATAAATCGTGAACACATCACCAAAGTTTTACAAGCCCTTGAAATTAAAGATATGAACGAAATGTTTGAGATTAAGTAGCAGATAACTAAATAAGGTTGTCTGTTTTTTTTATGTACTTTCATTACCAAATTTCCTAAAATGGAAATATAGAGGGAGGAATTATTTATGAAAAAGTTATTAACATTTATTGTGCTGCTATCTGTACTTACTTTGGCAGCATGCGGCAGTAACAGTAAAGAAGCTTCAGTTACAACAAACGATGTTATACAGTCGTTTAAAGATGATGGATTAGACATAGGAGATATTTCTGATTTAGAAAATAAAGAATTCGGAGACACACGTAAAGAAGGTAAACGAATTTTGGTTCCATCACTTGGAGAAGATGCAGGTGGTCGTTTATTTATGTTCAAAGATAAAAAAGGATTAGAAAAAGCCAAATCATATTATGATGAATTAGGTAAAGAGTCTCCTTTATTTTACTCACACACACACGCTAATGGGCTGTTCTTGTTACAAATGAATGGCGATATGAAAGATGCAGAATTTGAGAAATTTAAAAACTCAATGGACGAAGCATTAAAATAATCTTCAAAAATTAGTCACTCAAATGAGTGGCTTTTTTTATTAAAAATAATTAGTAAAACAGTAAAATAAATTCAAATTATGTATTGTACGTATAAATAATACGTGTTATAATAAGAGTATAGAAAGGAGATGAAAAACATATCATCAAGAGAAATAATCAAAATACTTAACAAAGACGGATGGGTTTTACATAGGACGGTTGGAAGTCATCACCACTTTAAACATCCTACTAAAAAAGGAACTGTGACAGTTCCGCATCCAAAGAAAGACCTTAAACTAGGAACAACAAACTCAATACTAAAGCAGGCAGGACTTAAATAGTCCTCCTGCAAGGAGGTTTTATATAGATGGGTAAATATTATTTTCCAGCAATTTTTGATCCAGGTACTGACGATGAACAAGGTTTCACAATAACGTTCCCTGACCTACCAGGATGCATTACAGAAGGTTCTGATATGGACGAAGCTGTATATATGGCGAAGGATGTATTAGCAGGTTTCTTATATGGAATGGAGGAAGATGGAGAAGAAATTCCTGCCCCTTCAGATCCAAGCAGCATTGACCTTCCACAAGGGGCTTTTATCTCGATTATAGAAGTTCGAACTGATTATATTAGAGATGAGATTGAGAATAAAGCAGTTAAAAAAACTTTAACAATCCCAAAATGGTTGAATGACGCAGCAGAAGAAGAAAATATAAATTTCTCTCAATTACTACAGTTCGCAATAAAGGAACGCTTAGGAATCATTAGCAAAGAACAATAAAAACAAAATTGACCAGGTACTCACTTTCAATTGAGCGCCTGGTCTTTATTTTGATGACTGATTAATAATTTTTCTACCTGAGTTTTCAAAGCCATATTAGCATATCTGAGTATCACATCATTACCAGCTGTAGCTATATGCACGTCACTAAAATACTCGTCAATTTTCTCTATCTTTACTAGCCTTATTTTGTCTTTTGCCAAAAACCTTTTTGAATTGTAGTAATCTTGGCTTATATCCTTTAGTAATCTTTCAAGGATGGGTAAATAAACTTTACTCATTTTCAAATTTTCAATTACAGAGAAATCACGTTGCAATGATTGAACTGCCATTTCTAGAATTAAAAATTTATGAAATAGTCGCCGTTGTTCAGGATTCAACATACAACTCCATCCTCTCGATAAGAACATTCGTTTGTATTATTTTAGAACAAACGTTTTCATTTTGACAAGCATTAATTTGTGGAAATAAAAAAAGACTAGGAACAAAATTAATTGTCCTAGTCCACATAATTTATTAGTATTCACTAACTTCATACATTAATATTTTATCATGTACAAAGTAATCTTTTCTTGATTTAAAGGGTCCTTTATTCTTATTTGTTCTATTAATAGCATAAGATTTCTCTCCTGTAGTGAATTCATACCAATTAATAAAACTATTCACTTCTTCAAGACTCAAATCATACTCTTTCTCTATCCCTGTAACTAAAGATATTACTAAGATAGCTCTATTTTGATCAGGGGTAGGTTCTGGGTTTGGTTTTTCTGTAGCATCATACCCCCATAACTCTAATTCGTGTATAGTAAGGTTAACTTGACCTGAAACACTTCCGTTATTTTTAGTAACATTAATTCTAAAGTGTTTATATGGTTCTCTACTCTCAATTACAAAACTATTTTCTCCGCTTTTCCACGAAGTATAGTCACTTACTTTATCAAGTTCTATCCAATTCTTTCCATCGTTGGACCCTTCGAATATCCAAGAATTAGGTACTGTTGCCAACAATCCTGGGTTGCTACTTTGACTTTCCCCATAATATAAAACATATTTATTTAAAACCTTTGGTTCATTAAATTCATATGCAAGCCAACCTGTTGTTGAAGATGTCCCCCATCCATGAAAAGCTCCATTTACTGAGTAATGGGGTACTCCATCAAACGCATAATACGGTTCGAAATACGCAGCACTACTCGTAGCCTTTCCAGTTGGAGAATCATTTGATGTCATTTTTGGAATTAAGCTTACAGAATTATCCGATGCTGCTGCATGTGTGTCTCCGATTGTAGAAAAAATAAAAAATGGAATACTAACTAAAAACATTAATAAAATTTTTTTCATAATTATTCACTCCTTATATTTGAATTTTAGTTAAATTCAACAAGAAAATATATAATAAGATTTCGTGTAAATTAAGGTTTGTACAATCACATATCCCTATCGATTGTATATATATTTAGCCAAGCCATCTAATTAATAATATAAATACCTCACTTAACAAAATAAGCTTTGTGAAATCTTAGTGTACATTCCTACTAAACAATCAGTTGTCACCGATTCACTTTGTACACCCTTCAAGTGTTAATTCAGAATAATACCTTCTTTATTTGATACGTTGTGCAATGATAATCTTCAATCCTTCAAAATCACCGCTCGTCATAGTTCCATTATCGAATTTTTCAAGCCACGACTTATCAATTTTCTTTTTATCCACTGATTGTTTAATATAGTCACGTACAGCAGCCATCGTTGTGTCATTAGTGAATAACATTTTATCATCATCCTTTACGATTGGTTTAGTTGTATTGCCTTCCACAGTTAATTGCACTTGGTATTTACTATTAGTTGGAATAATTACTTGCCCTTCAATTTTATACCCTTTCGGCAAAATCCAATTTGGCTTAACCTCAAAGTGAGGACGATCAATATTACCTGTCCAATCTCCACCCCATGTGATACCTAGCTTACGTGCAATAGCACCTACTCGACTTAGGGTTGCTACATCATATAAAGACTGTGGAGGACCAACGGCAATATCCCACGCTAAGCGTGACTTATGGTTACTGTCTAGTGTCCAAGTGACAATTTGCCCTGGTCGAGTTCTCCCCTGTGCATAAAGATACTTCTGCCGTTCCTGTGAGCGATATGTTTCAGTAATAAAGACGTTCTTAATACCAGCTTTAAAGCACTCTTGGAATAGCAATCGACAGGCTGTTTGTGCAGCTGGTAATAGTTCAGAAATCTCTCGGCAGGTTGTTGTAATGCTTGTCATTTCAAATCACCCTTTGGCTTGTCATAATTCAATGCTTGCTCGCTGTCTGAGGTACCTTTGGTAGTAGGGTCGATAATAATACCAAGTAATCCTAAAATGCTTAATACAGTCTCTGAAATGGCTGTGATTTGTGCATTGTAAATTGTAATATCGACATTAAAAATGCCCGCTGTTTGATTAGCGAGCACTAGTAGTAATGCGATTAATGACACCCAAAATTGTTTATGTTGGAGTCGAACTTTCCAATTAATTTTCATGTGCAATTCCCTCCATTTTATCTAAACGTTTATGTGCTTGTTTACTTGATTCCTCTACACGAATCACGCGCTCTGATAACCCTGTAACACGCATTTCTTGTGCTTTAATATCAATCCTAATCGATTCTACCCCAGCGTTAATATTGTCTAATTTTGTGCGTATTACAGCTGAATCAGATGCATCGTTTTTAACATCCTTGTCTCGATTACGATTGTAAGTGAGCACCCCAATAAAAGCACCTAATACTGTACATAAAATTCCGATTAAAGCTACTGTCTGACTGTCCATGTCAACACCTCACAAATAAAAATAGCACTGCTCGGCACAGTGCATTGCTTAGGTCTTGTTGTATAAAAATAGCCCTCCACAGATGATTGTGGAAGACATGAAATCAATGGTTATTTATTTGACTAATAGCAACTGTTAGCCAAAATCCAATTGCGCTAATAAATAATAATGTTATAATCGGATGCTCATATACAAGTTCCATTTCCTCACCTCATTTTGGCATAAAAAATAACGCTAGCTTATGCTGCGTTTTCATGTTTTACTGTTTATCTAAAATAGCTTGTTTATATGGTTCAGGTACATCTGAAATCGTTATGCGAAGCATATCAATTAAGAATAAATACCCGCGTAATTTTGGTGTGAATACATTCTCCATTATGCATTACCTCCTGCAACTAAAATCGTTTCCCACAGATCGGCTACACTACCTTTTAGTGCTTGGTTCTCTTTTTCCAACTCGTCAATCTTCTTAAGTAGTTGATAAGCAGGCACCACCTGTTTCATTGTTGATAGAGATGTTACACACCCTTTTTCATCTACTGAAATTACTGAAATTACAAATTCTAATTCAAGACCGAGTCCTAAGCTACTAGAATCACTTTGGGCAACTAAGTGTCCATCATTAATTTCAGTTGGTTCAAGCTCGTGAATTTTCACCACTAGTCCAGTCTCTTTCTCATATTCTAAATAAAACATTAAAACATCCCCCTTCCATTTATACCATTTTCACAGGTGTAGTTTTTAAATCTGTAAATAAACCATCTATATATACATATAGCGTGGGTCTGCTATCGCTTGGAGTCATTCCGCCACATCTTAAAATGTCTCCTGTCTTTAAATCAATATCTAGTGTGTAGTTTTGATCGCTAGTTGTTGTATCAGATGTTATCTGTCTATCCGTTCCTGGTATAGGTTGATCGTTCAAATATAACCTAGCATAAACCGTTAGTGGAACTCCGCCAGATGGTGAACCGAGCTTCGACATGCGCCATTTTACTCGATATTTCCCAGTCTTCTCGATTTTAGCTCCATAATCAGACAATAGCCAATATGGTTTAGATTCGGAAGTTACTCTTGGCATTGTACTCCATTCCCAAGGTAATATCTGATTTTCACCAGCACCAATAATACCTAAGTTTCCAGTTACTCCATCAATAATGATCCCTTGACGTATATTTTCAGGCTTCACATTCGTCAAATCTAAAGTACCAGTCTTAACACCACCTGCAGTCCCTATTGTTTTCCCTTTACGAACGTCCCCTTCTACCGCATTACCATACTCCCCCCCTTCATCCGCTAAGAGAAAAGACGCTCCATCATAAGTGACGGAGTATATACCTCCAGCTTTTAAATTACCAGCACTTAATGCAATACCACCATTTTTTCTGAGAGGTTTAGCACCTAGACCATTAACATTTAAAGTGGTTGCTCCTGTATTTGCTGTAGTATTTTTAAATCGTAAGGTGAAACCTTCTGTTAGAGTAGTCGGTGCTGGCGTTAACGTGACAACTAATGTATTTGTACCAGTAACAGTTCCGTAGTTATTATGTTTAACTAAATCAACTATATGTGGGTTAACTACTTGTTCCAAAGTGGCTATCCGAGATGCTAAATTACCAGCAACATCACCATCTAAAATATCCTTAATGGATTCAAACCACGTTAAAAATTCTTGTTCTTGAGCATCTTGCCAAATGTCTAATTCACTAGCAACGCTACCTTTAATGTCATTAAACCAGGCTTGATATTGATTGAAAATTGTAGTGGTATCAACTTGATTGACTGTACCATGCACGATTCCGCACACAATACTATTCAACCGTTGGTCAGTAATATTAGCTTGAGTTATTTGTGTAGCCCCATTGTTGATTAGTACATCAGCTAAGGCTAGCTCATATGCATCTGTATCACGTTGTAGTGTTGGCGCAACCGGACTACTCGCGAATGTACCTTTTTTGACTACGATGTCTATTTTCCTAGTTAAATGATTAAGACGCATGACAACTCGGTCAATACGCTTTAAAACCCCATCTGCAACATCTAATGACAACACATGATCTCCATCACTATAAATAAAATAGCCGTCAATCCAGCCACTTCCTGGTTTAACGACTACTTTCATATTCTGATATGCAGCTACTTGAAGATTTGAGGATGGATTCGGAAAAACACCATTACCTATAAAGGTAGCGAAATATTTGGCGAACCACCACGCATTGTATTTACGATCACCGTTTACGCTGTTGAAAATACCACTATATATCGTCATTACTTATTCACCTTCTTTTTTATCTTTTCGTAGATAGTTGGGATATTACTGCCAAAGTTAATGCTAAGCGTTATCCCTTCCTTATTACTTGTTAAAGTGGCTGAAATAACACGTGGATGCAAAATGCGTTGTATCTCGTCATTTCGTACACTTACTCGATCACCAAGCTTATAATCAACGTTGTACGTAAATTGACTATACATATCTACTTCACTTTCAAATGTTTCGATAATTTGGAAGTCAGATAATTTTTCATCTCCACGTTTTCGAAGAGCCTCATCATATTCTGCTGGAGTCATCGTTTTTTGATTGTCGTTATCATCTGTATATTCGCTTTGCAAATCCCGCGCATCTACATATAATTCACGCCGGTTAAATCCACTTAAATTGTCATTAGTAACGACTTGCTTCCGTTCAACACCTTCACCTTCGCCTGCCACAATAGCAGTTGTTCGGTAATCTACTTTATTATGAATGTACTTTTGGTTGATGATATTGTCGAACTCTTTACTAAAAATGACATGCGGATTTATAACCTGTTGAGTACTACGGTCGACACCTTGCCAAGTAACAACATCAAATTTCTTATCCTGATGATTAAGCAATATATCAATACTCATCTCGTGTTTATTACATATTTCGAATATATGGCCAATCACTTCTCCACCTGTCTTTGTCGACTCATCATTAATGTTTATACCTTTATTTGGCGCCAGTCTTAAATTTGGGATTACTCTATTCGGATTACTTGGAGAAATGGCATTGTTCTTTATGAAAAACTTGATAAGGTCCTCCACATTGCCCTCATATCGTTGTTGAAAATCAATTGATCTCCAAGACAACATGTAATTAAGTGAATAAGCATGAATTTCTATTTCTGTTTCTGTTTCGTCCGTATAATCAAAGTGTTCAATGATAAAGCCATAATTAACATCATCTTGTGTTGTTAAAATATTGTCATGCTTTAACAATTCAATGGCTTCTAATGAGCTTGCAATGCGTAAAATAAGTTGGCTTACCTTATCGTAATTGCGTTCAATTTGAAGCTCTTTATATTCACTAATCTCTCCGATAAGCTCAATGTTTAAATTAAATACATACAGTTCCTTCATTGTTATACACCTATCCTTTTCGGAGTAAATTCAATGGACACTTCGAGAAAATCCAATCCACTGGTAGCATCATATCGAAGTAAGTTGTCGCCTGGTTCTAACTGCAAGAATGTGGAGGACATAAAATCGAGAGCGTTAAAGATATTAGATTTCACATTGTTTCTAATTAGAGTAATTGAACGCTCCCCTTTGTAAGTTGAAACTGCTATTACAGA